CTGTTGAACAACCAACATATTCAAACCCCTGGACTCTCATTGGTTTTTCACCAACCAGTAAAGATACCCTAACCCCTTATCCGGCCGACAACCCTTCCAAGTTGACTTAACCCAGCCTCTGTCAAAGTTATGAGCCTTCTCACAAAACTCATGAAACAAGTCATAACCACTAAGTCCAAGTTCAGCCTTAAGAATCGAGCCGACCATTAAACAAGTAGTTAAATCCTCACTAGGTAATTGCTCTAGAAGCTCTTTAATCTCCGCGATACTGTGAACTTTACGAAACATGTTCGCCCACCCCTCTAACATCGCTCTGAGTCGATTCATGGGCCGTTTTAGAGGTGTATGGGCGGAAAGTATGCAGTGGGCAATGGTAAAGCTCACATTCTCGGATCGTAGTCCTAAACCCCGGCTCAAGGTGGTTTAAATTACAACCTACACAATCGGCACATTTAGCAGCAATTGCAGCAGATCTCGATTTGGGATTGTTTAAGGCTTTGAGGATCGGGTTCTTTGGGTTGGATTGAATCGGATCTTGTTCAATTTTTGGTGGTCTCATGAGGACTCACCTCTAGACTGCTCAATACGATCTTGAATCCACTGCGTCACTTCGCTTCTGACCCAGCCTTTAGCTCTAGCTCCTAGCTTGACCGATCTGGGAAATTGACCCTCACTCTCTAGCTTCTTTATGTTCGAATAACTCCGATAACCAACTCTCCTACTCACTTCAGGCCATCTGTCGATTGCTAAATTTTGATCTGTGGGGGTAGTCATGCTCTTCGTCCTTTAAAATTTCTAAACAGGACTAAATAATTGCAGGAACTTTGGGCGGAAAAAGTTACTTTTTTGGAGAGTGCTCTAAATCGAGGATTTTCTGAGCAATTCGTTTCCCTTTACTAACAGGACAGCATCTCGGATATAGTCTGATTGTTTTCTTTTAAATGATTAACTGATAGTATCACTAGGTCGGGCACTCTCCCTGCGAGATCCGACAGTTTGGGTTATAAGCTGACCGATCTGTCGGGCACTCAGTTGAAACCTCATAAGATGTAATTGTTTCATGTGAAACATCTACATTAATTTCATTTGACAAATTGAGGACTAGACTAATGTCAAAAACTTTATCGTCTGTAGCAGTAACAGAGTTTGACAGTATGGTTAAACATGCCTACCAGGGCATGGGCCTGCTGAAAGGCGCTGTAACTGTAAGAAATAATGTTGTAGGTGATACCTACAAATTCCGTCGTCAAGGCAAGGGTCTTGCTAACCAAAAATCAACTTCTGATCTTGTGACTCCGATGAACGTTACTCATGAATTCAAGACGGCTACTTTAGCCAACTGGAATGCGCCTGAGTACACTGATATCTTTGATCAAGCTGACGTTAACTTCGATGAGAAACAAGAACTGGCGATGACAATTGCTGGTGCTTTGGGCCGTCGATCTGATCAGTTAGTTATTGATGCTATGGATGCTTCCACTCCAGATACCACTACGGTTCCTTCTGGCGGTGTGAATCTGACTATGGCAAAGGTAATTGATGCTCAAGTTGAATTACGAAACCAAGGTGTGCCGAACACTGATCTGTTTGCAGTTATTGAAGCAGGAGGTTTAGGTGGACTATTAAACTCTGAAACAGCAACGTCTACGGACTATCAGAACATCAAGGCTCTAGTTTCTGGTGAGATCAATACCCTTGTAGGGTTTAGATTCATCATCATTGAACAGCGTGTTGAAGGTGGATTGACCGAAGCTGCTAACATAGTTGACTCTTGGTTCTTTCAACGTCCTGCTGTGGGGCTTGCCCTCGGTATCGACATGAGAACTGAAATCAACTGGGTTCCAGAACGAACCTCATGGTTAAGCAATGGTATGTTGAAGGGCGGTGCTACCGTTCGAGACAATGGTGGCTTGGTTATGGTCAAGTACGACAAGACAGCCTAAAGGAGATAATTATGGCTTTTTCAAGAAGCGGCTTATGTCGCATTGGTGGTTCCGGTGTAGGTGGCAGCACATGGCAGTATTCTAGTGCTGACGCTAAAGCTACGGTTGTTGCGGCAGATTACATGCTTTTGGCTAATGATGAATTAAACATTGGTGATGTAATACTGGTTGTTGCTACTACCGTCCCAGCTACTCCTACTGCGTTTATCACTTACGTCAAAGCTCAATCGGCTACTTCGATTACTTTGGCGGGTGGGTCGGTAATTACTCCGTAGTAGTTGTGCTTCTAATTGGGGGGTTTCGGCCCCCCAGTTCTTAAAGGTATCAACATGGCAACTAAAATCGACTTAGTTAATAGCGCCCTTGTCTTAATAGGTGACTCACCTATTAATTCGTTAATTGGTAACTCTCGCGCCCAAAATGTAGCCAACACTCTTTACGACACCACTGTGAAGAATGAGATAACTAAGCATAGATGGGGGTTTGCCAGGACTAAAGCACAGCTTGCATTAACTACAGAAGTGCCAGTAGGCCAAGAATGGCAATCAATCTATCAATTACCTTCTGATCTTTTATTTCTAATCAAGTTAGATCCCCGTATCAGGTATCAAATTTACGGAAGCCAAGTGTACACCAACAATAATGGCCCTCTTTATTGTGATTATATCTATGATGCCCCCGAGGCACATTGGCCTATATACTTTTCAAAGATGATTGAGTATGCACTGGCTAAAGACTTTGCAACCAGCATCAGGGATAGTTCAGCTTCCAGACAAGAGATGACTAACGAATACGTTATAGCATCGAGGATGGCTAGATTCACGGATTCACAACAATATCCTATCACTACCATTGCGAGTAACCCATTCGTTAATGTGAGATTCTAGTGGCAAATTCCAGATTTATACAAAATAACTTCGTGAGTGGCGAGTTATCGCCATACCTCCGAGGTCGTACTGATATAGTCCAGTATTACCAAGGGTTGCAGACTGCTAAGAATGTAATCTTAGTTCCTCAAGGCGGTGTCAAAAGAAGACCTGGCACCCAATATATTGACACCGTACTGAATAAGCTAGAGCGTCTGACAGCACAGAATCCAACTATGCCTAATGGCGGCACTGGATCGATCATTAATGATGGCAGTGATGCGACTACTTCATCTACTACGGTAGTGATAGGCACAACAAATCCATACGTTGTTGCTACCTATGATCGTACTGTCACCCCTATATTAAAGACTACGATAGTATTTGCAGACCTGCGGCAAATTAGTTTGTCTACCGGATCATCTAGTGAATTCGTTATACAGGATTCTTCTGACGGTGTGGCATGGACTACGGTTGGTACTGTCCCGCTGCTAGGGACTAACCCACAAAACTTTAGAATTGCTATCGGTTCAGCAAAGAGATGGGTGAGACTAGCCAGAATTGGCGCGACTGATCTAGGCGTTGCCACAGTCACACTGGCTGAGTTCAATCTAATCACGCAAACAACTACAGGGGGAGTACCGTCAGAGTCCAAGCTAGTAGATTTTAGTGTCACTACAGACCAAAACTACCTGCTGTCTATCACAGATAACAACATCCGCATATTCAAGAATCCAGGCACTCATGTTGCAGATGTACGGGTTCCGTTTACCGCGGCACAAGTCTCTACTGTGCGAGATACGCAGACTGAAAGCGTGATGTTGTTGTTTCATGAAGACGTGCCGCCACAAAGATTGAGTAATTTAGGCACAGATGCAGATTGGTTCTTGGATGAAGTGCCATTTATTAATGTGCCTACCTATGACTTCGATGATGATCTGAGTCCTACGCCTGTTACGGATGTGCAGAGTATTGTGTTCAATAGTGGATTCGTATCTGGTGATCAGTACCAGATAGACGTTGAAGGCGTACTGTCTAAAAATATTACCTATGCGGGTGATGGAACTGCGGATGAGCAAAACTCTACCATATTCAACATGCAGAGAAATCTGCAAGACATGCCTACTTATGGTGAAACTGGTGTAGCGGTCACGAGGACGGGCACAAGAACGTACAGCATCTCTGTGTCGGGAGGTTCTGCTAAAGATTTTGAGTTATATAGTGGGTTCCCCACTAGCGGCACAACCAAGCCAATTACTTTTACAAAGTTAGTTAACGGATCGCCCAGGAAGGAACCTGTCTGGTCTGCTAATCGCGGATACCCAAAGACCGCTTGCTTCTTTGAGAGTAGATTAGTTTTAGGTGGCACTAAGTCTAAGACCGCATCTGTATTCTTCTCTAAGTCTGGATCATTCTTTGACTATGAGATCGACGATGGCGATGACGATGACGGTATCTTTGCCACCATATCCTCTCGAAAGCTGAACGAGATCATCGACGTTTATCCAGGTAGAAACTTACAAATATTTACATCTGGGTCAGAGTTTTCAGTTTCCAGTAAGCCAGTTACCCCGTCTAGTGTAGGCATAACACCACAGACTAATCATGGCTCCAGTTATATCGAAGTAATGGACGTAGACGGATCTACGATATTCATCGATAGAAACGGCAAGACGATTTATGATTTTGTTTATTCGTTCAATGAAGATGCCTATGTCACGCACGATAGGTCTGTGCTCTCATCTCACCTGATCAAGCAGCCTACTGACATGGCAATGCTGTCCGGTACGACAAGCGAGGACGCTAACTGGCTATTTATACCCAACTCAGATGGTACGGTCACTATCTTGAACACGCTACGAGATCAAGACATCAACGGATTCACTCAGTGGATATCTGCCGATTCTGGGTTTATCACTAGTGTGAGCGTGGTAGATGATCAGTTATACATGATTGACAAGAGAACCATTGCAGGCAATGTCGAGTACCACATAGAAAGATGGTCATTCGATCACCTGATGGACGATTCTATTATCTTCAATCCAGCGCCAGCAGATACGGTAATCACTGGCTTGGGTCACTTACAAGGTGAGACTGTTCAGATCGTAGCGGATGGTATTGTGCTACCAGAGAGGACGGTGGTTGTTAGTGAGATAATTCTTACCCCAGAGGAGGTGGGATACACCAACGTAGAGGTGGGGCTAAACTTCCCTGTAGAAGTTACGGGTATGCCTCTTAACACCAACATAGGTAGCGGTGAGAACCAGATGCGTATCAAGCGTATCGTTCGCATGAACATCAGGGTCTATCAATCGTATGGTTACTATGTAGATGGTCAACCAGTGCCTATCAGAGAGTTTGGTTACGCAGTGGACTCCCCACTAGGCACGTCTCCCAACTCTAAAACTGGCATAATACCAGATGTATTAAATACAATAGGTTGGACTAGGGATGAAATGCCAGCTATCACAGCACCAGACCCTACTCCAGTACACATACAAATGATTGAGTACGAGGTTGAGTCTTCATGAATGTGGCGTTGCAGAGTAATATCTATAAGGTTCAAGACATGATGCTGGCTATGCCCCAGGCTGAGCTTGAGGTTAGTCATCATTTTGCCGATGGTATCTATGCCCGCGAGCTATTTATCCCTGCTGGTGTATGTCTAGTAGGTGCATTGCACAAGACCAATCACCTATTTACAGTATCTCAAGGCGAGTGCCTAGCGGTGACGCATGAGGGTAAAGAGGAAATCAAGGCTCCATACATGGGCCAGACTCAACCAGGTATGAAACGAGTCATATACGCGATTACTGATACGGTGTGGACTACGTTCCACGTTACCGAGGAAACAGATGTGGATAAAATTGCTGAAGAAATATTAGAAGACTATCTGTCTGACCATGAAAGTTTTAAGCGTGAATACAACATAACAGAAGACATGGAGAGTTTAATTTTACAAACCGTTAATGATTTGGATATGTCAGATATCGACGGGGTAAAATTAGAAAGTTCTGGCATTGACGGTATAGGCGTATTTGCTGAAAAATTTATTAAAGGCGAAAAAATTGGTTATGCCAGACTCAATAACAAAAGAACAATATTAGGAAGGTATACAAATCATGCTAAATACAGTAACGCGTATCCGGTAAAAGAAGGTGAAAATATACTTTTGATATCATCTGCTGATATAAACAACGAAGAAATTACTGTTAATTATAGAGATATGATAAATATTAATGAAGAATTAAAGGTGATGCTATGTCTTGGTTAGTCACTGCGATAGCAGTAACTTCTGCGGTTGTATCTGCTAGAGCATCGTATGTCGGTGGAAAGACTCAAGAGATTGAGTTCAAGCGAGCGGCAGAAGAAGAGCGTCTAGCGAGTCAAAGTATAGAACTCCAACGTCGAGAAGAATTGAACCGAGCGTTGGCAGCTAATGTAATCGGACAGTCTATGTCTGGTATCTCTGGAGAGGGAACGCCAGCAAGTATTGCATTAAAAAGCGCAAAAACTGCTTCGGTAAGCGAGGCCACTATTGGGCTATCTGAAAAGTTAAAACGGGCACAATACCGCCGTCAGGGAAAAAATTCTAGACAGGCTGGTTATATGACGGCTACTTCTACTTTGCTAAAAGGCGCGACACAGGCAGGTCAGTTGTCCTCGGCTGCGGCGAAGGAAAAATAGCGTGGCACAGAAGCCTATTGGATATTACGGAAAGTTCACACCCACAGGAGTAGATCAATCTGCTGGTCGTAGGTTTGAGGCACTCGCTGGTCTAGCTGGACAGGTAGGCGATATTGCCTTCAAAATAGGTGCTAAGAAGGCGCAAGAGAGGGGCGAGGGTGAAGGTCTGACTGCTGGACAAACGGCTGCTAAAAGCCAAGACGCCGCAAGAATAGAAGGAAAAAAACTTGAAAGCGACTTTGCTAAGATAAAAACGCCCACAGAAGAGCAGTTGGTTGAGTTTGAAGAAAACAAAGAAGCTTTAGCTAGTAGCACCCTCGCCCCAAATAAAAGGGACGGCTTTCTGTCTGCCTTGTCGATACAGGACCAAGCGTATAACAGGGCGATGGAAGGTGCTTATTTAGCGTCTATGCAGATAGATGTGCAAAACAACATTAATAGAATTGCGGCAGAGCATCCAAATAACCCTCAAGCATTTAATAGTGCTGTTAATGCGTCAGTTGGGCCGCCTCTAGCCGCGCTAGTAGACCCAATAACTAGGGCCAAGGCAGAGCAAGTAATAGATGTGGCCCGCTCGCATCAGTCGAGGCAGATTGAAGCAAACGTAATCACCAAACAAAGAAGTGATGCTGACGAAATTCTTGTTCAATCAATACTTCAAGCTAATGATTTGTTAGTTAACTCTGCTAAAGACAATAATGCCCTGGGCGTTGTTACCGCTACCCAAATAATAACTGAGAGGCTAGAGAACAGGTTAGAACTGGGTACTATTTCACAAACGCAGTTTGATGAAGGTGTCAGGAGGGTTGGTATAGTTGCACAATCATCAGCATATCAGGGTGAGATACGCGGGATGGCTAATGAGGGGCAATGGATTCAAGGATATAGTCTCATTGACGGGTTAGCATCTGAAAAACTTGAAGGCTACACCCCTCAAGAACAGAGCGCATTGATCACTAAATTAAGAGGCGATTTAGCCGAGAGGGCCGTAATTGAGGATCGAGTTGAAGCAGAGCAAGCCAGTGATTTGGCTAACGCTCGCTTGGTTAATACTCAAAAACTATTTGACGGCATTATGGATGGTGAGGTTAATGGCGCAGACCTTCAATCTTCGGCAAGAAATATCGGGCTGGGCGGTATATCCATCGCGCAATACAATCAACTTACCGCCTTGTTGAAAAGAAGGGGTGACGCTACTGATGATTCTGGTGTTGTTATTGCCATTACTGACCTTATACGAACCGATCCCGCAGCGGCTCAAAAGTTAATCATAGACAATATGGGAATAAACCTTTCCAGCGCAACAGTAAGGTCTTTATACACCACAGCTACCGCTAACCTACTTAATGATAGCCCTTTGAATACAGGTGAAGCAAAGCGTTTTCGTGAGTACCTAAAAGACATGATTGCGCCAGTTAGTGGTTATCAACTGCCTGGAGCAAACGAAGACGCTCAAAGGTTCGCGATGGTTGCGATTGCTTATGATGCAAGGGTATCCCTTGGAGAAAATCCAGCCGTTGTTGCAAAGGATCTGGTGGATGTTTCAGTAATGATGGAAACAGACAAGGATCTAGACTTCCAAATAGAAGTGGTAGAACAAAGGTATGAAAAAATAGAGGCACCCACCGCCGGCGAGACAAATTCATTTAATAAAGAATTTGATGAACTAACGGATAAGAAGGAAATGTTAAGGACTCTAAGAGAGTTCGAGGCTGATCTAGAGCGTGCTCTAGAAGGCAACCCAGAAGCATTCAAAAAAGGCGCATAGAAGATGGCTAAGTTACCCGTATCACAACTCATTAAGTTAGCCGAGAAAGACGCTGCAAAAGATGCTGCAACAGAAACTGCAAAACAAGCCAAGATCAAAGCGTATCACGGCACTCCGCATGACTTTGATGAGTTCAGCACCGAGTCTATTGGTACTGGTGAGGGCGCCCAAGCGTATGGTCGGGGACTGTACTTTGCCGAGAGGGAGGGAACAGCGCAAAGCTACAGAGACGCTTTGTCGGCTCGACGCCCAAATCCTACCTATTTAGGACGCGGGTACGACAAACTTGATGGGCCTGAGTATCGCGCTTTGGCTGCTATCGAAAAAGAAATTAAGTACAACAAAGATCTCACAGCAGAGCAGGCAAAAGATCAAGCGATAGCTTCATTAAAGCTACGAACGCAAAGAGCTTCAGAAACCATAGATCCAGAGCGAAAGGCCGCAGTGCTTAGTGAATATGCTGAGGATATGGATGTTCTTCAAAGCATGGACTCTAGCGAGATCAAGATGGGCGGCAGTATGTACGAGGTCGAAATTGATGCCTCGCCTGATGAGCTTATTGATTTTGACGCGCCGTTGGGTGAACAAAAAACATTACTTAACAAGCTAGATGAAAAGTATGGCGATCATGAGATAGTTCTCCAGCAACTTGGTGTTGATCTCAGGGATAACCCAAGTGGCGTTCATCTTATAGATGCTTTAGGAATGAGACGGGGCGATCAAAAAGACGCTCCGCAGATATTAAAAGATATAGGTATTAAAGGAATCCAGTATGCAGACGCTCTAACAAGGTTCTCTCCTGGTCAAAAGACAAAAAACTACGTTGTCTTTGATGACAACCTAATTACCATATCTAAGAAGTACGGCATCCCCATAGGGATACTTGGCGGTATGGCTAAAGGCTTAGTGGGCGGCTCTGCTTTAGTTGGCGGTATATCGGCGGCTGAAGACGCAAATGCTGGAGTCTTGACTGCGGCCCTCTCCCCCGTACTGCGTAAAAACCTGACTAAGTTGGTTCAAGGTGAGGAGCTAACCAAGGCAGAAGAGCGTGTAGTCCTTAAATACGTTAAGAAAGTTAAAACAACTGATGACCCTTGGGGTGCGCGTGAACGTATGCGTATGTCTGAGATGGAAACGGAAGACGTGCCGGTATTACAACGCCCTTTGGTAGACCCGCAGGAAATGGTCGGCTCTATTTTAATTCCAGTTATGGGCGATCCAAGTATTGCAGGTTCCGCTGTAAGGGCATCTAAAGGGGTGGAAGGGGTTCCATTAGACGCGGATGTCCAGTTATTCGGTGGCCCTAATTACGGTTTAGAGAGCATGTACAGGCAGCAGCCTGCTGCATGGGAGTCTATGTACAGAGCAGCCGCAACAAAGCAGGAGCATTTTTTAAGGGGTCTTCAAGAAAACCCAGGCGCGGAAGTGTACGGCGTTTACACGATGATGGGTCAAACATCGTTAAAGTTTAATACCTACACCTCCGAACTGGCGTTGCGTCAACTTTCTGCTTTGAAACTAAACGCTAGTGACGTTGACCAGTTTAATACGGAGCTGCGGAAGGTGGTTCCTGACTTTGCTGGGCTTGAAAATCCAGAAGCAATGATGCAGGTCATGGGAACAATTCCTGCAACAAAGGCAAACGGTGACGTGCTTAGTGCTGGAGACTTCCGCAAAACACTTATTACTTTGATGCAGAAGAAGAAGTACACCAAAAAGGGCTTCCCCGTCATCGAGGACATTGAAAGAATACAGACTGAGCCATATCTAAGAAACTTAGAGCTTGGGGCTAGTGGATTTAGTATTTTTAGGGCTATTCCCGAAGCAGACTTAATACAAAATTCTCGCGTGAAGGCATACGACACAGGGATACCAGGCCATTACTTCGGCGGTATGCAGTACAACCTCCCTGCATCCATGATGTTCCCGCGCTTGTGGGCGCGGACTGCCGCGGCTATTGACAAAAACGGCGACAGCCTAAGTTTTTCTCAGCAAGTGGGCCAGTTAAGGGGAAAGACTCAAGACAGTTGGTACGAGGTTGCCGATCAACAATGGGCTGACACAATCAGCAAGTACACTGAAGCTGAAAATGTCAGGGTTCAAAAGATTGCCAAAGGCACGGTTGCTGCCGGTACTGTTATCGCCTCCCCGTTTACTTTTGCTCAAGATAACAATGATGCTGCATACTTAAATGTGCGCCAGCAAGCAGATCTTACACCGGGCCAGATCCGCAGCCAGCAGATAGATGCAAGAAAAGCAGAAGAGAGAGCAAGCAAAAAATCTGGAACGCCAGAATCACAAGCCAATCTTGGGTTTATTTATGACCCTGAGAGTAGGTCAATGCGTCCCCGCACAGAGCAAGACCCTGCACCGTCCTTAGTTTTTCGCGCAATACAAGACGTAGTGGCAGGAACGTCTGAAATACCAGAGCAGGCAGTGTATGGCGCTGTAGACGCAGTAGGCGAGGTTGTGCAGGCTTTTGGTGCCGATGGTGACTTCCAGTTTTCTGAAGAACAATACGAGCCACAGACCGTTACAGGCGGTTTGGCTAGAGGCATTACCCAGTTTATGGTTGGCTTTATCCCTGCGGTTAAAGGCTTGAAGTATGCCGGTATGGGCGCTGGCCTTGCCCGCACCATGATTGCTAGTGCCGTTGCGGACGCTACGGTTTTTGACCCGCAGGGTGGACGATTAGCTGACTTAGCAAATCAATACCCTGCGTTGCAGGGTCCACTTACTGATTTTATGGCAACCGATCCAAATGATTCTGAGGCTCTTGGCAGGTTCAAGAATGCTCTGGAAGGCTTGGCTATAGGCGGTGTTGCAGATGGGTTTGTTAAAGCGGTTCGTTTAATTAAATCTAGGGACACAATTAAAGGGATAGCGGAAGATGCTGGTGTAACTCCAAGCGAGCTAATCGACGAAACGATTGACGATGCCAAACTATTAGATGGCTCCGGTGTTGAAAGCAAAGCGATGGTCAGACTTAGGGCGCAGCAAGAAACCTACCAGGAATCCGTGCCATTAGAAGAGCCAGAAGCAGAGTTTATACCGTTTGAAGAGTTGGCAGCGGAAGAAAATGTTGGGTTTGTTTTTCCTGAGTTTAAGTCTGGAAGAGGTGACGCTCCAGATGAAGCTGCACAAAACATCAATCTCAATTACCTGGACTCTACCGAAGAAATAGATGCGTTAATTACCCGCGTTGCAGAAAATGATGCGCCAATCATTAACGAAGCAAGAAGGCAAAAGGTATTTAATGTAGACCTGCCTAAACTAGCTGATGATCTCGGCATGACGGTAGATGACTTGTTGTCTAGGCCCAAGGGCATGGCGTTTAATGCGGAGCAGATCTTAGCGTCTAGGAAGATATTGGTAGCGTCCGCTGAAAACTTAGTGCGATTAGGTAAGAAGGCTCACGGTGTCGAAGGCACAGAATTAGATTTAGCCATAATGCGTAGAGCAATGACTCAGCATAGAGCTATCCAGGCGCAAGTCGCTGGCATGACTGCCGAGGCATCTAGAGCGTTCCAGCAATTTAAGGTTGTTGCTGAAAGTTCACTCCTACAAGCGAAAGCTGTTAAGGATATGTTGAGTGCAAATGGTGGTGATGGGTTAAACCGTGATATAGCAAGAATGCTGGCTGAGTTAGATGATCCAGCAAAGGTTGGTTCTTTTGTCAAAAACATCCACGACGCAACCAAATTCGACATAGCGTATGAGGTATGGATTAATGGTTTGCTCTCAGGCTTAGGCACACATGTTGTTAACTTCGTTGGTAATTCGTTAACTATTGGTACGGCAGTCGGTGAGCGATATATAGCCGCAGGTATCAGTCAAGCACCTAGATTTGTTGGTAAAGGGGGTGGCGAGGTTACTTTCCGTGAAGCTAACAACCAAGCTGCTGGCATCGCTATGGGTGCTATAGACGGTATGCGTCTTGCCTGGCAGGCTTTAAAGACAGGTGAGCCAGCAGACGTGCTACAGAAGATGGAGTTGGAAAACCATAGATCGCTTACTGGCGAACAATTAAATATATCTGGCGTAACGGGTCGGGCATTTGACTATATTGGTGAGATGGTACGGATTCCTGGTAGGTTGCTTACTGCCTCTGATGAATTTTTCAAGGCCGTGGGTTATCGGATGGAATTGAACGCTCAAGCATTTCGGCAAATACACCAAGAAGGTTTAGAGGGCGCGGTTGCTGGGGCGCGTTATCAAGAGATCATTAAGAACCCTCCCGAAAATATACAGATTGCCGCTATCAATGCAGCTCGATACCAGACGTTCACTAATAACTTGAAGGATTTACAACTACAAAGTGTTGGTAATCTGGGCAGAGCGGCTGAGACCGCAAGAAATCAGACCGGCATCTTTGGCGGGTTAGTTAAGGTTGTTATACCGTTTGTTAGAACGCCTACAAACATCATGTCTTATACCTTAGAGCGAACACCTCTTGCTTTAATTTCTAGGAATGTTCGCGCAGACATTGCAGCGGGTGGGGCAAGAAAAGACTTAGCCCTCGCAAAAATTGCTACCGGCTCAATGATTATGATGGGTGCGTCAATGCTTGCTCAATCAGGTTCGATTACTGGCGCGGGACATCCAGACTACAAAATTAGAAAACTTCAAGAAAAATCTGGATGGCAACCTTATTCAGTTCTTATTGGTGACACCTATTATGCATACAACAGGCTAGACCCCATTGGGTCACTTTTAGGTATAGCGGCAGACGCAACCTACATCATGAATAACTCCTCGGAGCAAGATGCCGCAGAGTTATCTGTTGCAATCTCTTTAGCCTTAACACAGAACATGGCAAACAAGACATACACCAGCGGGGTGTTTGAGTTCATGGATGCTTTTTTTGCCCCTCCCACTGATGAAGAGCTTGTATCGAAAAAGTTGTTAAATTATATGGCTAGAATGGGTGGGTCAATGATTCCATTCTCATCTTTTGTTGGGTCGATAGAGCGACAGATTAGCCCAGAGGTAAGTGCTACATACGATCTTATGGATCGAATTAAATCTAGAACACCAGGGCTTTCTGGGGATTTGCCTCCTAGAAGAGATGTTTTCGGTGAAATAGTTTATGCCTCTGGCGGACTAGGTCCAGACTTTATGGCAGCGGTGCGAACCAAAGACGTTAAAGAAGATTTGGTGGCTGAAGAAATGGTAAGGCAGGAAGTCTCCATGTCTATGCCTAGAATGTATTTTGAAGGTGTTGACTTGACCCCGGAGCAGTACGACAGATATATGGTGCTGTCCTCTGGTGATGGGTTGAAAGGGGCCAAGCCTTTGAGGATTGAACTACAAAAACTAATAAATAGCAGTGCCTATCGCAGTTATTCTAACGGGCCAGAAGGTGATAAGACTCAAGCTATCCGTATGGTTTTCCGCTCGTACAGACGCGCAGCAAAGGACCAATTGATTGCCGAGGATGTAAGTTTGCAACAGGCAATTAGAAACATTAACTTCACAAATGCCTCAGAATCAGCGTATTAGAAGATGAAAAATAGTAGATCGTTATTAACCATCATTTTTGATAAAATCAAACGAATTACAGGTGTTCTATGACAGTATTAGACAACACGCCAAGAGATCAGTACACCGCCAGTGCGAGTCAAACCGTATTTCCATACACGTTTGAGATTGCTGCAATTGGTGACATAAAGGTACTTCAAAACGGTGTATTGATAAATCAAGGCGCTGGCGCTGGAGAGTATGGCGTTAGTGGGGTAGGCGTAGACACCGGCGGCAACGTCACGCTGGTCACAGGAGCCACTGCTGGCGATGTGCTAACACTCTATAGAGATATGGCACTCAATCGGCTAACCAGCTACAACAACGCGGGAGACTTCCTAGCAGCAGATGTAAACAATGACTTTGACCGTCTATGGTTAGCACTCCAGCAGAATACAGGTAATATTAATCGTGCCCTGGTAGCGCCAGATTCAGATCCTACCGACATCAACATGACTATTCCAGACAAGGCTGCGCGTCTGGACAAGCTACTTAAATTCAATGCCACTACTGGTAATCCAGAGGCCGTGTCTGCTACCAGTGTTGTTGGATCTGGTGCGTTCAACGTCTACGATTTTGCGGGTGATGGAACTACTGTGGCCTTTACTTTAGGCACTGCTCCTGGCGTTGAGAACAATACTCAGGTCTATATCGATGGCGTGTACCAACAGAAGAACACTTATACCGTATCCGGTACGACTCTGACCTTCTCTGTTGCACCACTTAATCTCAGTTCTATTGAGGTTGTGGTTGTTACTGCACAGCCAGTTAACACGACTAACGCCGCCTCGGTATCCTTCACCCAAACAGGAGCGTCTGACACTCGTACAGTACAGGTTAAACTAGAAGAATCAATATCAGTATTAGACTTTGGCGCAGATCCAACTGGCGCAACAGACAGCACGTTGGCTATTCAAGCAGCGCACGATGCTTCTGTGGCTGGAGACTACCAATCAATATTATTCCCGGCAGGGGTTTATAAATTTACATCATTAACTTGGTCGCCACATATTGGTGCCAGCACATCAGGCAAGGTGTATCTTGAGACTGCGTTAGCGTCTGGCGACTGTATTCATGTCTCAGATCAATATGGTTCGCCATCGAGGTATGGACTCAACTCTGTGAGTAATCGATGTTGGGGAGGTCAGTTTTATTTGCGGAATACTAACGGTGCTAACATAGCAACCGCATGGGTTTTCGGTGGAACAACCGCAGCCAACTACTGCCCGCTCGTAAGTTTCGAGGGCATTGAGACTAGGGGTTTTCTAGGGGGCTACCACAAGTATCTCTATAACGCTTTCTCGTTAGACTTCTATAGTTGCTTCGATGAGAATAATGGCGGTAATCATATTTCCGTTGGGCTAGGCATCACTAACGTGGTGACGCAAGCCAACTACATATCTTGTCGATTTGGATCGGGTGCCGGTTATCTTTTCTCTTTGAACAACGCGACTGGTATCGTTTTTAACATGACTGCATGTGAGTGCGTGTTCCTGGGCGCGGGCTTTATCGAGCCTGGTAACACGGCGGCACTGAGCACAATTTACTGGAACGGGGGTAACATAGAGTGGACGCAAGTTGCGGCCCCACATGTAGACAATAACACTGCTACATCAATTATTTTTAACGGCGCAAGGCTGGCGCCACAAGCCACTAGCGGCTGGCCCACCCCGGTCATATCCAGAACACAAGGCTCTACTACAACCTCATTCATCAACTGTAAGCATGTACTACCAGGTGTAGCAATGCCTGTGCTACACACCTACCCCGACGCAACATCGAGGGGTGTGCTAGATTACGCGGTGGATTGGTACGGCGGTAATGCCCTCAATATCTATTACACTGCCAATGCCGCGGCGACGATAGGGTTCAACGGTATACGGGAATCGGAGGAGGCTTATACTCCTGCATTCAACGGTACGCTTGGTAACGGGAGTGTTTTGGGCAAGGCCACGAGGGTGGGCAACAGGATTGACTACACTATATTTTTTACCAAAGGTACGACAACAACCTTTGCCGCCTCCACCACCTTCGGACTTACTACCACCTCTATCACAGGTTATGAATCTGTCGGCGTTTGGTACGGCAATAATTACGGGATAGGTGATATCTCTGGGATAAGCCGGGTGGCAAGCGGATCCACGGCGCTAACTCTTAAAAACATGGACGGGACTAACGTGGGCGCGGCGGCAGCTGGCGCGTGGGGTAACGGAACCACTATTTCAATCTCATTTACTATATTCGTATAGGCAGGATCAGTTGCTTTTAATGAAAAACTTTGGAGAGTCAAAATCAAATGACTATTAAACAATATGGTGGCGTGTTCGGACGCAACCCAACGTTCAATAATGTAACTATCGATGGTGAACTGATCATCAACGGGGATACTTTCACCGGCCTTGACTACGAGGGTGCCTGGAACGCAAGCACGAACACGCCAACGCTTGCGTCTAGCACTGGCAAGTTAGGTGAGTTTTACATTGTGAGTGTGGCTGGCGTGACTGACCTAAATGGGATCACTAACTGGGATGTTGGCGATTGGGCATTGTTTAACGGCTCTGTTTGGCAACGGGTCGAAGGTGGCGCTAACGGAAACTTTACTACGCTAAGCGTTTCTGGCCTATCAAGCCTTGCAACGCTGGATACTACTGGAAACGTTGGGATAGCTAACGATGGCACGGGCACAAACACCGTTGCAAAGAATTTTACAGTAGCTCACGCGGCGGGCAATCAGGGTGCAATTGTTCAATATGGTATGAAAGACAGCGCGTTTGCTGGCATGGAAGTTGTTAACGCTGCGTCCAGTGTAGGTGGATACAATGGTCAGTCCATAAACTTTATCACCCACGAGGGTGCCTCGTCAGTCGGCACAAGGCTGTCCATTGCCTCAACAGGAGATTTGTCCGTCACCTCCGGCAATCTTTTATTTGCGTCTGGCAAAGGGATCGACTTCTCTGCCACCGCTGGAACTGGAACCTCTGAACTGCTCGATGATTACGAGGAGGGATTGCATACGGCAACAATTACAGCCAATACCAGTGGTACAGTTACTTTGAATGCTACCAACAACAAACTCGCCTACACCAAAACAGGACGGAGTGTGATTGTCACTGGGAAAATTAATGTGGATAGTGTCTCAAGCCCAACGGGTTCGTTCAACATTAGCTTACCATTCTCTGCAAATGTCTCGGCCCAAGCCAGTGACAGTGGAGGCTCTATTGTTGCAAATGGATTGGCTGCAGCCAACGTTGCAGATTTGTGCTGTCGGACAATCAACGGAAATTCATTTTTGCGGGTGGAGCTAGGTGATTCCACAAGTCTGCAAAGTGACTCTGCTCAAGAATTACAAGCGAGTGCGTGGTTAGCGATCTCAATTACTTACCCCACAGCTTAACGGAATTATCAATACCCCATGACGGGGTGGACAGTCCAACCAAGGAGATAAAATGGAACTCACAGAAGAGACATTAAACGACAAGATCGAGGTACTACAACTGGCTGCTGGCTATCCAGTGATCCAGGTACGATCTGCTACGATCATCAGCAGGGATGGTGATGAGATTTCACGATCATTCCATCGACATGTGCTGACACCAGATGCAGACATTACAGATGAGGATGCGGATGTGAAAGCCATTGCTAAACCTGTGTTCACACCCGCTGCCAAGGCTGCTTATGCTGCTGCACAGGAGACTGAATAATGACCACTTTAGTAGACGAAACGATAACAGCGGCTAACACCTTTACTACCGTGGTTAGGTTCGATGGGGATTTTAACTTTGGGATATCTGGTACTTTGAGTGCTGGGACTACCGTAACGGTACAACGCAGTACAGACAGTTCTACCTGGGTTGATGTGGATACTTTCACTTCTCTCAGCCAAAACGTCGGGTTTGAGCCAGAGGTGTTGTTCTATAGAGCGGGTTGTAAAACGGGTGAGTTCACTGGCGGTGACAGTGTCAACCTGCGGATTGGCCGAGCATGGGTTGCTAACTACTAGGCTAATGGAATTCCTAGACATAATGAAAGCTATCTGGCCGATGCTGGTAGTATTTGTGACCGTGGTGATCGTACTGGCTAAGATGCACGGTGATATTGAGATCATCAAGGAGAAGATAAAGACCTTATTTTCACTCTGGAACAGCCGTGATAAAAAATAACGAAATAGCTGAAACAACATCACAGCGGGCATTGAAGAAGGTACAAGTCCATGAGGCTGAGTGCGCCATCCGCTACGAGTACATCACTGCCAGACTCGATGAGGGTTCAGCTAAATTCAAACGGCTAGAACTGATGTTGTGGGGTGTGTATCCGTTTATCCTGGGATCTGTAGCATTGTCCAGATGGATGTAGAATGCTAGAAAATTTGATTGCGCCAATAGCGGGCCTGCTGGACAAGTTCATTGAGGACAAGGATCAGAAGAACGCCCTGGCTCATGAGATTTCCACGATGGCAGAGCGTCATGCCCAGGCGCTGGCGAAGGCGCAGATAGAAGTCAACCAGGCAGAGGCATCAAACCCTTCTCTATTCGTCAGTGGATGGAGGCCATTTGTTGGATGGGCCTGTGGACTAGCCTTGTTCTGGCATTTTATTGGACTACCCATTGCTCTATTCCTGCTCACCTTGTTCAGCGTAGACATCCCAGATATGCCCATGTTTGATATGGAGACTCTTCTAACCGTTTTAATGGGCCTACTGGGACTCGGTGCCATGCGATCCTGGGAGAAAACCAAGAACGTGCATAGGAAATAAAAATGCCATTACTCAAAGGTAAGTCTAAGAAAGCGATGAAGAAGAATGTTCGTACACTTCTGAGCGAAGGGTATAAGCCTAAACAAGCAGTAGCTATCTCCTATTCCAAGGCTGGTAAATCAAAAAAGAAATGACCTACAAGTATTTTAAAATAGAAGAGTTCGACTGCCAGGAAAGTGGTGAGAATGACATGAAAGAAACTTTCATCCATGCGCTGGATATTCTGCGAGAGAAATGTGGATTCCCATTTACTATTACCAGCGGATTCAGATCTGTTACCCATAGTCTAGAGATTATTAATGATCAACCTGGACAACACACGAAGGGAATTGCAGCAGATATAGCCGTAGCAAATGGCAATCAACGCTTCCTGATCGTGAAGCACGCTACCGATCTAGGGTTTAGTGGAGTAGGAATCGCCAAGGCA